TGCCATTGCATTTGGGTTATGTACTTTGTAGGTACTTGTTCGCTAATCAATGTATCAATGTGCGTTGCCGTGTTAGGGCATTTAATTTCCAGTAAGCCAAATAGCCCTATCAAGCCATCAGGCGATGCCCCTGCGCGTTCAATTGTTGGATGGGCGATATACCCTACTTCATCAACCAAAACATCGGCTATGGACTCATAAGCGGCGCGGGCAAGCGGTTCGGTTTCTGTGCCCCAAGCCATAGCCGCATTTGTGTACGATTCTGCAACCGTGTTTGTCATGCGTTCGCAAATCAATTGCGCCATGTAGTTTTCGCGTGATGCTGAGTAACCGCTTTTGGTTTTAGCAATTACATCAGCAACGCGGGATGCCGTGACATTACCCAAGCGGGCGGCAAACCATTCGGGCGTACCTTGTTCAACTTTTTCAATCATAGTTTTGCCTTTACTTTATCTTTGGCGGCGATAACTTTCTTTTGCCAATCAGGATTGCCATTACAAGCGGTATAGGCGGCTTTGTAGGCGTTCTTTAAACTATCTTGGTCGGTTGATGCCTCAATAGCGGATAAGTGGTCTATAAGCACGGTTTCATCAATCGTAGGCTTACGCACCGCGGCATTGCCATCGTCATCTTCAGGGGCTTGCCCCGTAGCCGCCATCAATGAAGCCCTGCGGATATAAGTTAAACACGACATAAAACCCTGCGGGTCATGCTTGGGTGCGGGAAAGAATAATTTGCCGCAATCTAACCGTTCGCCTGATTCATGCAAAAAACTTGTTTCACAAATGATGCCATCAATATGTTCAGAAGTGGTTTGAAACAAGAAAATGCCGTTGTTGTTTAGCGCGTCTATAACCGCTTCAACGCAAGAAGCAAGGTCAGCGTAGCGGGATTTAAAATGCGGGTTTGTAGCGGTCTTTAAAGCAGGGCCAAACGCCTTTTGTGCTTTGACCAATGCGGTAGATATATTTTTCATTGTTCAATCTTTTCTATAGGTTTTGCTATTAGCCAGTTATTACCCAAGCGGCGAACGCTACGCACCCATTGCCGTTGGTAGGAACGGATTACTTCAGGCGGTGCATCGTAAGTTGCAAACATAGCGCGAACGCGTTTAAGAAATCGTGTGTTCATTCTTAGCCCCTCCAAGCCAGTAATACACCAATGCCGCCAAAGATGATGATGGCTAATACACATTCAATTAAAGTTGTAATGATTTTGTGTTTCATGTTTTGTCTTTCGTTGGGGGACTAAGCCCCCGTTTAGTTTAGTTAAAAGAGAAATGCAAGCGTTCTTTTTGTTGTTCTTGCCAAACTGATTCTGCGGCATCGCAATCGGCAACATAATCATCCCATTGTGCTTTTTCTTCTTTGGTCAAATAAGTTAACCAAATTTGATAACCTTTTTCCATTTCATCAAAAGAAAAAGTTTCAAAACATTTACCCTCATCGTTAACAATGCAAAAATTGCCAAAGTAACTATTGGGTTGCGGTCTTTCAACATAGTTGAAACTAAAAGATGGCGTATTCATTTGAGTACCTTTCTAAAAGACCCCTGAAGCGGGGCATAAGTTAAATTGCTTTTTTGGAATCTTGGCGGGTGTTAAATTCAAACTGCTTGCTGGTTACGCATTTAACGCAACGGTAGTCAGTAGGTTCAGTTTTAAATTCAGACCAATTTACAGAAATTGGCGTACGCAAGATGTTGCGACCGCAAGCAGTTTTGGAAGCCATCCCATAGCCGCCTTTGTTTAAGTGAGTTACACGCATTGCTTTTTCTCCTATAAGACCCCAAGAAGTTCGGGGCATGGGCAAATTCTAATCTTAAATTTGGCTTTTCAACACCATGTTTAAAATATTTTCACAATTTGTTTAAATAATTTAAATTTGTTGCTAAGATGCAACTATGAACAAAACACAAATAGATGACGATAAAGCCTTGATTGCCAAGTTAGGAGGGGCAACAATCCTATCTAAACGCCTTGGTTTTCAATCTGCCCAACGGGTACACAATTGGATGTATAGGGGAATACCCGCATCCGTTAAGTTGGCGCATCCTAAAATCTTTTTAAAGGGATTACGCAAATGACTAAGATAGAAAAATACCTACATCACAAATCTTTGATGATGGAACACCTAGCATTTGCTTATGCAAATCAATCGATGCAAGATTCTTTGTATCACCTCATTTGCTACCACTTGCACAAAGATTACACGCAAGGGTTTTATTATTTTATGACCCATCAGGAACGCAAAGATTTGCAAACGATGATGGTTCTTTGATACAATTTTTTGAAACACGGCTAGGTTGGGAGTTGCTACCCAACCGAAAAGGATTCCCACTTTTTCCCTGCCGCAGTTTCTTTCAAGTGGTTTTGTAAGTGGAAAAAAAAATGGCTAATCCTTGGTTTCGACTCTATTCTGAGTTTGTTCACGACCCAAAAATTCAAATGCTTTCCGAGGCTATGCAAAGACGTTACGTCATGCTTATGTGCCTTAGATGTAGCGAAACACTTGAAACGTTACATGAAACGGAAATAGCGTTTCAATTGCGTATTGATGAACAACAATTAAATGAAACAAAACAATTGTTTATCAGTAAGAATTTTATTGATGAAAACTGGAAATTGCTTAATTGGGACAAACGACAATTTGTGTCAGATTCAAGCACCATGCGGGTTGCAAGGCATCGTAATAAAAAGAAACAGGTAAGTAACATTAATGAAACGTTACAGGAACAACCAAGTAACGCTATAGATACAGATACAGATACAGATTCAGATAAGAAACAGATACAGATTTCCGTATCTAAAGATACGGGCGTTAAACCGCCCCTAACGCCTGATGAAATTATTTTTGGTTACGGTGTTCCATTGTTGACCAATGCGGGTGCTACCGATAAAAGCGCACGGTCGTTTCTTGGTAGCCTAAGAAAAGCGCATGGCGATGAAACCTTGGTAAACACCCTGCGCGATTGCATCAGGGCTAAACCTATACAACCTTTGGAATGGTTAGCCAAGGCATTGCCGCCTGATGGCATAAAACCCAAACTTAACAAGCAGGAATCATTGGAAGCATCTAACCGCGCCGTTGTTGAAAAACTATTGAAGAAAGAAGGTTTTGTATGAACGCAAATCAAAAAGCCAATTTTTACAAACTAGTTGGCGATGCCCTTGGCTACTGGAAGCAGGATGTAAGCGAATTTACATTAAATGTTTGGTGGAACGGTTGCCAAGCCTTTGAGTTTGAACAAGTGATACAGGCACTAAGCAATCATGCGACCGACCCCGACAAAGGGCATTTTGCGCCAAAGGTTGCCGACATTGTGCGTATCTTGGGCGGTACTAAAACCGACCGTTCTTTGCGTGAATGGGGGCGGGTCTATGAGGCTATGAGTTCGGTTGGGGCTTATAGCGATGTTGATTTTGGGGATAGCGCAACCCATGCAAGTATTCGGGATATGGGCGGATGGGCAAAGGTTTGCCGCACCGAAACAAAAGAATTAAGTTATTTACAACATCGGTTTTGTGAACTTTACAAAGCGCATGATGGGCAAACAAGCCATGTACCCGCCTTGATGGGCGATAGGTCGCCTGATGAAATGTTTAAGAAAAAGGGCTTGGCTTTGCCTAAACCTAAACTGATTGCAGGGGGCAACCCAAAAAAGCCGCTTGAACTGCATACCCAAATTACGCAAGCATTGGGGTACAAATGACTTACGAAATGGCGATGCGAATATTGGACAAGGTACGGGATGGGGTTATTTACCCTCAATGGGTCATCCGCAAAGCCTTGGAATTAACTGGCGACATTGATGGACATGGAACACTTTAAGGATTCGGAGGCTCGCGAATGGGTCGCCCGTTTTCGTAAAAAACAAATGGAAGAAGGTAAAGGCGAAGCAATCGAATGGTGGGCAAAGATTATTAAAGATATTGCCGCTAAACGGGGGCAAAAGGTTGCCGATGATTTAAAGCGCAGAATGAATGAACAAAAGGATTTAAATGCGATACGCCGCAAGAGTTGATGCCAACCAAGAACAGATTGTTAGCGCACTACGCGCCGCGGGTGCTTACGTTTGGATTATTGGGCTACCAGTTGACCTACTAGTTGGCTACCGCGGGCATACATTCTTGGTAGAGATTAAAAGCACCAACAAAGGGCGGCTAACGCCCCTACAAGCCGACTTCTTTGAGAATTGGGGCGGTAGTACCCTTTCCCGCGTTGATAGCCCTGAAGCCGCCCTAAGAATGATTGGAGTTATTAAATGAACCCGCCTTACAAAACAGTAGATTTCATTTTAGAAAACGCGCCAAATTATGCCAAGGCTAAAAGTGAACGCATATACCTTGATGAATTTAGACGGGTAAAACGCGCTTTGCTGATGAAGCAAGCAATGGAAATGGGTTACGAAAGCGCGGCGGCACAAGAACGCGAAGCCTATGCCCATCCCGAATATGATGAATTGTTAAAAGGGTTGGCGGTTGCCGTAGAACAGGAAGAATTGTTACGTTGGAAATTGACCGCGGCGACAATTAAGGGGGAACTATGGCGCACCGAATCGGCTAACGAACGCAATGGCATAAAAGCAACGGAATAAACAATTTGTTGAAAAAACGGTATTAGTAATCTTATAATTTAACTATGCCGTTACATCACGGTCTTTTAGAAAGCAAACAATGTGGCCCTTTCCCCCGTTTCCAAACCCAAAAGATAAGGGGCGTAAAGCCCCCAAGTTCAACCCTGATAACTTTGAGGATGCACCGCTATGAAATTTTTTAAATATTCAGATAACAAAAATAAATCTCATTTTAAGCGTGAACCTTTATTTGAGATACCCGAAATTGCTGACAAATTAAACATTGATGAAGCAGACCTTAGATGCAAAATGAAAGGTCGACTTCGTGAAGGGTATCCATCCCCGCCAAAACCCGCAATTGCACGTAGACTTTCCAATGTTGGTACTAGACCACAGTTGTACAAACTTTCAGAATTTAAACAATGGCTTAAAGATTTAGAAAAGTTTAATGAAAAGGATTTGCTCGTATGAGAGATTACGAATTTACCTTTAACGCCACAACAGGCGCGGGCGGTGAAACCGTTACTTGCAAAATGACTTATGAACGCGATGAACATGGCACTTATGCTGAAAATATAGAAAGCATTATATTTATGGGCATTGAAGTTATTGGGTTATTAACTGAAGAACAGTTTGCCGAACTAGAAATAAATGGCGCAATGAAATTGGCTACACATTTACAACAAGAAAAAGACAGGGCGCAAGAACCATGAGCAAACAATGGGGATTGATATTTTTATTCCTGATTGCCTTTTGGGGATGGGTTATTTTTATTGTTAAAGGCGCAATATGACCAAAAACAAACCGATAGCGTTCTTTGACCCGCAAGAAAAAGGTTTCTATTGGGCACAGCCAACAAAGATTATCGCACCCACAATTGTTGATGTTAAGCCATTAGCCCTGTACACACAACGCAAATGGATAGGGTTAACAGAGGATGAACAACGTAATATTGCTTATAGCGATATAAATTGTTGGGATTGGGGTGAGTTAATGGATGCAGTTGAAGCAAAACTGAAGGAAAAAAACGGATGATGCCGCAAATAAACATTGGCGCACGGTTTTCCAATCACAAGTTCAAACTTTGCACCAAATGTGACATAACCAAACCGCCTGAAGGCGGGATAGATATGGGGCATAAATGGATTTGCCAACAATGTTGGAACAAGCGCATTACAGGCAAATACCTAAGACAAAACAGTAAAAATGCGTAAACGCACTAAACGAAAGTTTTGGGCATTGCTAGACCCAATCGCGCATGGCATTGTTGGGGCTAGTTATACACCTAGACATTTGCTAGACAAGTTAAGGCTAACCGAATACGCCGCTTTGGAATCAATTACTAAGGGTAATGGCACGGTACAGGATTGGCGAACCCTTGTAGATGTTTTAAACCTAGCGGAAATGATGGCTAAAAACGGGGTTGGCCCTGAAGTGTTACCCGTATGCGAAAAAGCCCAAGAAAGCCTACACAAAGCCGCTATACGCTATCAAACAACGCTAAAAATGGGGTTAGATGGCGTTGGCATACAGGCAATTCGGGAATTACTGGAATATGCCGATTTGCAACAGGGAAGCATAACCCGCGCAGAATTTGAACGATATGTGCAAAAGACAAGAAATTACATAAAATCAAACGGTAACTTAGTGGTAGAAATTGAATGAGATTCCCCAAACACCAATACATCCGTAGTTCAGATTTATTACGCAACGCCCGTGAAATCCCATGCCAACATTGCGGCGCAGACGATGGAACGGTAGTAGCCGCGCATACTAACTGGCAGGGCGGCAAAGGTCGGGGCATAAAAGCCGATGACAACCTGATTGCAAGCCTATGCTACCAATGCCATGCCGAAATAGACCAAGGCAAAGGATTGACCAAAGAAGAACGTCAAAAGATTTGGCTTTACGCACATAAGGAAACGGTGCGAAAATTACACGGATACGGCCTATGGCCTAATGATGTTCCACTACCCGAAGGACTATGATGGTTAAATTCCGCGCAGAAGCCGCCCAAAGCGACCCCGTAATGCAGTTTGTTATGTGCCTATTGCATAGCGTAACCAACGCGCATATCTTGCATTTTCAAAGCCTGAGTTACTCTCAGCACATGGCATTGGGCGCATATTACGATGAAGTAAGCGACTTAGTAGATGGATTTGTAGAAGCGTTCCAAGGTAAGTACGGGTTATTAACCAAGTACCAATCGGATTACCAATTACCCGACAATAACCCCGTAACCTACCTAACCTACCTAAAAGAAGAAGTAGCGACCCTGCGCCGCGCATCAGGATTCCCACAGGATAGCGAACTACAGAACGAAGTAGATACCATTGCTAACCTGATTAACAGTACGCTATATAAACTGCGATTCCTAGCCTAATGCCATCAGTACCCACTAACGGTAAGTGTTCATCGTTAGGGTGTAAAAACCCTAGAAGTAAGTTGAACACCTACTGCTTAGAACATGGTGGTATCGACAATATGGCTAGGCGGGAAACAGATAGCGCATACCAAACGCCATTATGGAAAAGCATTAGGGCAGTACAGATAAGCAAACAACCCCTATGCCAAGGTTGCCTATCACGCAACATAGTGGCATCAGCAAAGCATATAGACCATCTTTTTGCGTGGAAGCACATAGGTAGCCATGCGTTCAGCCGCAACATATTTCAATCCCTTTGCCACAATTGCCATAGCCAAAAATCAGGGCTAGAAAAGCAGGGAATCTACAGGCACTACGCCCAAGATGGTGCAAAAGACTACACAAAAAACGATTATGCGTATATGGTGACAAATGCAAATAGGAACTGAACACCAACCCAAAGGCGCAAGTGTTGTTTATTGGATACACAAGCCCGAACACACCGACATTACCAAGCAAGGCTATATAGGTATTACAAACAACTTGGCGCGTGAAAGATGGGTTGCCCATCAAAGCGCATCACGCCATAACCCTGATGCCAA